CTGATATTTCCTCCATGATCCGACTACGATCTTTCTGCTGTGATTTTCTAATCTGAAGAGCTCGCTCAGCTCCCTTAGAGTCTGTTGAACGAGACATCACCTGGTCAACAGCTTCATCAAACTGTTTAAGGAGTGTACGATTGGCATTGATGGTGTCGTTTATAACTTTGATTCTATCATCGTAAACAGCAACCTGAGCGGCAGCATCACCAACCGATGCTGACTGCTCAATATGTGCTTTGGACAGGTAACCAAACGTACCCATTGATGTTATAAACATTAAAGTAATAACGGCAGAAACAAGGTAGTAGCGAATACTGGCCGGTGCATATGACCAGTTCCGAAAGGCCCAAGACGCAGCAACAACCTTAGCTGCTTCAAGCATTGAACCCATAATAACTACAGGCCAGAATGATGCTGCAAAGATAGCTGTCAGTCCAAGGATTGAGAAGTAGGCCGATACTCCAGACAATCCAATAGCAACCAACAATGCCAGGTAGTTAATCATTTTCTACTAACTTATTTACTTTATCAATAAAAATTTTCATCTTCTTAGATCGGTCAGGCCAGAGTATATACTCTTTTTCAGAATCCTTGGCTAGGTTGAGTAGTAGTGGCATGATCAACTTATAAAGAGCCTCTAGTTTATCTTTATACTCTTTAGAAGTCAACGATAATTCTTGTTCTTTTTCATGAACTTGTTGTTGAAGCTGCCGCTCCATTGATTTGAGGTCATCTTCACTGACAGCAGAGAATCCAAAATCATTATCCTCATCTAGTTCAATAGATATTTTGGCCATATATTTTCCTAATTAAAAAGATCTTCTAGTGTTGCTCTGGTGTTATTATCAGTCTTCCATCCTACCGCATCAAGGATTGATCTGAGAGGTTCGAGGAACGATTTATCAAATTGCATATCATAGTCAATGTATGCATCCAGCCCAAGTTCTTTTGGAAGAGGTCCTGGACATGATATAACTGTGTCTCTTGCTGGATTGGGTCTGAGTAGATATGAAAACTTAATCTTGTCCCCATCAGCAATAATTGGATACTTGTTCTGAATTTTCTTCTCTTTGATCAATTCATTATACACCAACGATCCCTTGACGTGAATTGGAGTACCCTTTTTATATATTGCACTTGAGTCGGTGTACTTCTTGAGGTCTCGTACTCCTCTTGGGAAGGCAATGTCCTCATACGGAAGGGTTGTAAACTCTTGTCTGAAGTCTGATATGAACTTAATAATATCACTCTCAGTCTGGTTCATAATAATACTCAGAGCCTTCTTAATATTCTTCCTACAGGCTGCTGGTGTTGATGAACGCACAGCCTCAATACCTTGTATCTTGAGCTTTGGTTCACTATACAACACACCTTCGTTGTCAAATACGTTAAGGATGTAGTGCTTCTTTCCGGTCCAGATACCTTTGTTGGCAATGGCTTCACGCTTCATTACCATCTTCTGTTCCATCACCATCATATAAGATCCGAGCTTATCATATGTCCGATCAATGAATGGCTGAATCTTTTTCTCACACACATCGTCAAGGAACTTTACAACCTTGGCAGAATCACTCTCATCTCCATTGAATACACTCTGTACTAGCCTATCTAACCGAATGTACATCGAATCCGTATCGCATGCAATAACATAGTCCTCGTTGGTTGTCTTAAACAACTTATTGAGGTACTCGTTGATATGTTTCTCCATCCATCGTATGGATAGTTGACCAGACATAGTAATTGCTTCGGCTAGATCGCGTTGATACCACCTGAAGAAGGTATTCCCCAAAGCTCCATATGCGCTGTTGAGTTGAATCTTCTTGGCCATCTGCATATTATGACAGCGTGCAACCTCATTCTCAAGCTCGCGAGTGGGAGTACTCTCATACTTCTTCTTGGCTTCGATCATTCGTTTCTTCCATGCAGAACGATCGTTGTACATGGTACTCATCAACTCAGCAAAGAACCCGACTTTATCCTTATCAAATATTGCTCCGTTAGGAGTCATGGTTTGATTGTTTGATATGAGCTTGTCAGTGAGAGCCTGTCCAATGTTACCATCAAGTAGTCGCTCAATACTAATATCCTTCTCCATACCCATAAAGGTATCAGGACTGATATTGTACTGCATAATCAAGTGAGGATAGAGACTGTTCAAGTCAAATGAGCATACCCACTTATGCATTCCAACTTGAGGATCTTTGACGTAGGCTCCAATGATTGGGCCCATCTCTTGATCCACCCCAAATCTTCCTTTGACTACTGACGTAGCGTGATGAGGGACTACAATGTTTCTATCCATTAGATAGTTAGCAATAATGATATCCCAGATCCGAACAGTGGTGAACGTATCAATATAATTCACTTTCGCATCGTACGATATAGCAAATACCTGCTCAATAAACTTTAACTTCTCCTCTAGTTTATCTACCAGCACAACGTCGTGAATGTTGTAGTCGACAAACTTCTCAAAGTTCTGTACATAGAACTCGTGCATTGATTCGTACTCGGAATAGTCAAGCTTTCGCTCGCCAAGCTCGTACTCTGCGATATGATCTAGCTTGTATGATTCTTGAGGGGTGTATGAGAATTTCTTGTACAGGGCAAGATAATCCAGTGTAGCTATCCCTATTAGGTCATACACAAAAGGACCATCAGTATCTCCACTAATAGATCTCTTGGCAATCATGCCCCACGGAGATAATCTTCTTGCTTGCTTATCACCCAGAATGTTTGTTATTCTAATATACAGATATGGAATGTCAAAGTTCTCAATGTTCCAACCCGTAACAACATCGGGTTTCCACTGATCAGAATTCCATATATTGAGGAACGTTGAAAGTAGATCTGCTTCGTCCCTGCATTGATGGTACTTAATGTCAGTACTCTTGGGAGTGTATGGTCGTGTACCCAATACGATACACTTACCTCTTTTCCTCATGGATAGGGTTATAATTTCCTTATCGGCTAAGGCAATGTTAGGAAAACCATACTGAGTAGAAGTCTCGATGTCCACCGACACCACATTGATATTGTCTACATCATATAACACTTCACCCTTGAAGTTCTCGTAGATAGCTTGATAGGTGAATGCTGAGGTACCATATATCTTGAAGTTTTCTACGGTGTCGTAGTTCTTGACAAAGTCTCTGGCATCCTTTGCATTGTCAAAATCAACCCGATGAACACTCTTACCGTCAAGCGTTTTGTACTCTGATGGTTGATTTGAGGCCACGAACATATAGGGTCGGTAGTTATACTTTACCTCAAATCGCTTACCATTATCATACCCTCGCAGGAAAGCGCTGTTGGAGTTAACGTGTACATTAGTGTAAAAGCGCATAATACCTCATTGTAAAACACAATTATACTACGTTCGGTGCTTTAAATCAACGGCCAGTGACGGATCCTGCAGATGCAATTTGGATACCAGATCCAAACATACGATTGTAGTTGTTGAGAAGGTCAACAGAAGGACTGAAGGTAGTTACAACATGCTCTTCTCTGAATGTAAACTCGCTCTCTTCTGCGTAGGGTGCAAAGGGAAATAGAGAGATCCCAACCCCACCATCCTTAGTTGGAACCAATTGGATTGTTCCAACGTCCCTGAGTTTGTACACTAGTCCAGCATCTTTTTTTGATGATACTTCAAGGCTACCAATTAAATCTTCGCCGTTCATTAATCTAATTACTCTGACTATCATTTCTATCCTTTAAATTAAAGAGGGGGTTGCCCCCCTCGTTTCACATATATCCCAAAGTTTCGTGCTTACGCTCAATCTGTTTCATACGATACTCTAGATCACATTGATCTACAGCTTGATTGAGGTATTTAATTTCTGTTTTTGAAAATGCGGCTGTACTACCAAAAAAGAAATTTTCTGATACCTTGAGAATCTTTTCTAGGTAGTTCATTTGTCCTCCGCTAAGAACTGTTTCTCTTCCTTTGAAGGCTTTTCGTTAATCTCGATCTTCTTAGGCTTCTTGTGCTCGGGAATAATACGCTCAAGGAAAACCTTCAGCATACCGTTTAGCATCTCAGCATTCTGAATCTCAACTTGATCGTCAAGAACAAAAGTACGTGTGAATGCTCTATTGGCAATACCCCTCCATAGGAATGAATCGTTTTCAGAATCATCAGATGCTTTACCAGCAACGATTAGCTTGTTATTGGCAAACTCGAGGTCGATGTCTTGCTTGGCAAAACCAGCGACAGCAATCTCAATAGTATACTTGTTATCGTCTACTTTTTTGATATTGTATGGGGGATAGTTCGGGATGTTTTTTGTTACTTCATCATGTAGCTTGGCTAACTTATCAAATGAGTCGTCAAACCCAACAAAGAACTTTTCGAGATCTTTTGTCCCATATTTGAATCCTGGACCAAAAGCAAAAGTGTTAGCAAGAGCGGTAAGTGTATCTTTAGTCATTTAAGACCTCCTATTAAGCAAGGTTATTATAGAAATGCGTCCCCAAAGGCAACGCATCTCTATTTATACATCTTACTCAGATGAAAGTCAACTTTTTACTGTTTGAATGTGTAAATTTGCAACAATAAATTCTTTCACCAGACTACTTCTTACAATGTCATCTATTCCAAACTCAACATTCCGGAATGATGGCATTCTGTTAATTACTTCCACAAACTCTCTGAGTCCTGATTGATCATGTCTCTTGTTAAGATCAGTCTGTTTAAAGTCTCCGCAGAATACAATTCTTGAACCCTCTCCAACTCGAGTAATAATAGAACTCAGTTCTTGAAAATTCATGTTTTGACATTCATCTACAATAATAACGGCGTTGTCAATTGTAATTCCTCTGACAAAGGATGTGATTAGGAACTCAATGTTCTTTTGTTCAACAAGCCGCTCATATGCTTGTTCGGTGTTAAAGAGATCCTTGCATACTGCTTTATATGGGGCAAGATACACATCTGTCTTTTCTTTCTCGTCTCCGGGTAGATGGCCAATTTCCCTTGAGGGGACTACTGACCTAACTATAACTACCTTTTCATATGAGTTACTCTTATCCATCACCTCCTCAAGGGCTTTGTATAGAGCTATGAATGTTTTTCCGGTACCTGCTGCTCCGTGCAGCATTATTGCTTGGGCTTTTTCTTTGTATAGATTGTAAAATACGGATTGGTTTGGTGTTAGTGCATCAAAAACTTGTAGATCATCTATTCTTAGTTTGAGTTTTCGTTTTGATTGATCCGGAAAAGGATGAACGGAGGCTTGAGAAAGTCTTACTGGTTTTTTCATGAGGCGCCTTTATTATTGTTGTTAAAAACAAAAAAGACACATAGCCTCTCGACCCATGTGTCTTCTCCCTACCTACTGTCTCTTGTAATGAGTCATTCAGTATCCTTATAATCCGTTTCTTTTATTTATCAAAGACCGATTGCTCCACCTTTGAATTTTAACCCATCTCGAGGATGAAAGTCATTTCGAAGATATTCCTGCAGACACTCGAACCGAAAGGCCTCATCATCCTGTCCCTTGGCCTTCAGAGCAGTCTCACATTGACCAACAAAGTCAATAAGTGACCGAAGAGATACATTACAGCCGTCCTGCAGAGCAGCTGGTTTCATATTAGCCTTACGCTGGAACATTAATATCTCCCACATATAAGGTATGCTCAAGGATACTGTCAAATCGGAAAGAACGCCAGGCATTCTTCTCACAATCCCAGACAGCCAACACCTCTTCGTTAGCAACCTTAACTCGGTCAGTAGTTTTTTCGTGAGGAACAACCACATCATCCTTGAGCGTACAAATCATGTCACGGACCTCACCATTAGTCTTAGTAAACTTAATCTTACAGATGTTCGACTTGAGAGTCGAGCGGATCAAATCCTTCGGTACCATTTTTCCACCTTTCAAATAATCCATAATCATACTGATGCAACTCCACACCAGACTCTTTTAACATCATATACGAGATTGGTAAATAAAACAACTGATTTTTTCCTGGCTCCGGAACTATTGTTACTACTTTACTAATTCCACGCTGTATAATCGATTTAACACACTCGTTGCATGGGAACAGCGTAGTGTAAAGGGTCGCCCCTTCTACGCTGGCTGAACTATTGTCTAGTGCGTTTCTTTCGGCGTGGCACACGAGCTTGAGCTTGAGCTCACGATCAGCGTACCGTTCTGCGGAATCTTCTACACCACGTGGAAAACCGTTATACCCAAGACTAACAACTCTTCGCTTGTTATCAACAACCACACTACCTACCTTACGTGAAGGATCTTTTGACCAACTAGATACGGTTTCAGCTAGTTGAAGAAACCGGTAGTCCCATAATTTAGATGTCATCATATTAGTCAGGCTTACGTTTTGCTCCTATGTTGTATTTTGCAACCAACTCCCAATCATGTTTCTCTTTGTGAGTTATTACTTTAACTTGGGAGAATGGTGCTACAGGAGTACTTGATTTCTGTGGATTAATCAATATGATCAGGCCCCACTCAGCAAGTAGATTGATGATAGTATTGCGTCTTGCCTTATCGTCTTCAGAGAAGTTAGATGGTTTGCCATCCAAAGAAAAAAGCTCTTTGAAATGTACAATATAATATCTACCTTGTTTGTGTAGGATGTGGCAGGATTGATATAGGGTTCTATCTTTACGAGATGCAACACCAATACGTGTGAGCGTCTCTTTAATTTTTAAGAAATCCTCTTCGGTTGTCAGCGCAACCTCGACCAGGCTGTCAATAATGTTCATACTTGTCCACCTTTTTCTAATTTTTGTTTTATAGTGATCAATTGATCAGAAGAAAGGATAGATAGTGCGCTTAATGCCTTTTCTGGATTATACCCATAATATTCCATTACTGCTATAAGATCATTATCTTCTTGCTTCTTCACCCACTTCGAAAATCGCTTCGCAGGTCTTATACTATTTAGAAAAAAATGAAATTGTAGTTTATTATCCACATGGGGGCTGGCATTCATCTCGTTGGCATAGAGAATGGTGTCAGGAAAGTATGATAGTGCTTTATTAACTAGGAAAGGCTGGTAAAGGGTCTCCACTTTATCCTCAGCCATCAAATCCTTCTTATTTACTGATATAGCATTGACAAAATCAAAAAGACTCATAATATAGTTTAAGGTTACTTGGTAGGCTTGGTCTTTACTTCTGTTTTGAGAGGATCCGACGAATAGTCAGGGCCACCCAAATACTTCATGATCTTAATAGGATTCCAGTGCTTATAAAGTATATTATTGATGATTACTACAAACACAACAATGGTCGTCAGTCCCAGCATGACTAGGATACTACCGGCAAGAAAGATAGCGGCTTGTTCAACACTCATAATATATCTCCATCATATCAAATAAAAGTCAGCTCTGGATTGTCTGCAAAGAGAGCAATCAAAGAGTGGGTAGTGTATACAACTTGTTCTTCTGTTAGCTTCAGGTTGTATGACATATCAAGTAGATGCAAAATTTCATGCATCAAAGCTATTTGCTGAGTCTGTGAAGTATGCGACTCATTTACACTTATCAACTGTCTGTTGAAATCAGCCAGTCCAATCCGGCCTTCCATCTCCTCATTACTCTTGTACACTACATCATACAACAATCCAGATATTTTAATTTGCTTCATAATATTGTCATCCTCAGTAGTCCTATTGTGTCTATTGTTGTCAGCAAGATGTAGTTAGCAAGCATGCCAAATGATTTCCTACTATAACTAGCCCAAGCATACATGGCACAACCACTAATCCACACAGGATAAAGAGCCAGCAAAGGAGGATTTGGGACTGTGATTGCCATGGTGATTGAGCAGCCAACGCTAAGAGCCCAAGCCAGCAACTCGATAACAAAACGAATACGATTAGAGCGATAATCACTTTTTATCCATTCAATAGTTGGTGATAATACATCATTCAACCTCTACCTCACTCTCGGTCTCTATCCAAACCCTAGCACCACAGCTAAGAGGCTTATCAGGAGAATATACTACTTTACTTGGGCCGTGTATAGTCACGGAGTTAGCATACCTGTTTGTGTTATAGGTCTTAACAGTGAGTACCGGTACCTTGTCATCAGTTGCTGCTTTGATATTCCTTCGAATGTAGGCCTGGTTGACGTGTATAAAGGTTTTCATCCGTTCAGCTGTTCAACAGAGTTTTCAGCATGACTACAGGCTACCTCATAATTGTTGAAGAATTCAGCTACTTCTTTACCTGTTGATGCATTGAACACTAACACCTGATATCTGTTATCCTGTAACCTAAAGACTCGCGAGTTGATAGGTCCTTGTTCATATTCGCTCAGCAATATCATTTAAATTCTCCTTCGACCATTATTTCTGTTAGACAAGCCAGTATATTTATTTCCTGATCGGCAACAAAGGCCGACTTGTATTGGTAGTTTGCTAGAATGAGAACTAGCTGAGGTATCGAACTTGGCTTCAAGAACTCAGATGCTGTATCGTATATCTTACGAAAGAAGGTAGTAGTATCAAGATCTGTGTTTTCACCAACCCACTTACGTATCTCTGTAAAGTTCTTTTGCTTAATTAGCTCAATGAGCTTCTTCAGCTTTTCATCAGTAAAGTTAACAAGGATACCAGTATCAATCCTTCCGGTAGCCGAGTACCTCTGCAGCTCATTGAGAACTCTCCTCCAATCAGGAAAGAACTTCTTAATAACCTCAATAACAGCCGCCTTATCATACTCTATACCCTCAGTCTCTAGTATGGTCGACACCCGTTTGATAAACTGGGATGCAATCTTGGGCTTATCCTCACTCTCAATCTTAAACTCAACTACCGAACACCTAGAGTGCAATGGTTCAATAATTCTGTTTTTATAATTGCAAGTGAGAATAAATCCACAATTCTTTGAGAACTCTTCCATAAAGTTACGCAACGCTGGCTGCGTACTATTAGGGTTGAGGTAATCGGCCTCGTCGAGGATAACGTACTTCCTACCGCCAGTGAATGATATAGACGATGCAAACTGTCTAATATCGTTCCTCAAGGTATCAATGTTACCATTCATCGAGCCGTTAATAATCAGGTAATCACTACCAACTTCTTCTAGCATGGCTCGAGCTACTGTTGTTTTACCAACACCAGCCCGGCCAGTTAGAAGTAGATTAGGAATGTTACCTTGGGTTACAAACTGCTGAAATGTTTGCTTGAGAGATGGCGGTAGGATAGTGTCCGCTATAGTTTTGGGTCTGTATTTTTCAACCCATAAGAAATCAACTGCCATAATATAATACTCCAGGTCATGTTATCCAACGTACACAGAATTTTCTTCACAGGCAATCCAGTATTGTACATCAGGTCCCTTGAGATAGAGAACACGTTTTGAAGATATTTTTAATGTATAATCCCCATTCAGCAGCTTAATGTTATCCGGCTTAACAACCATCTTGAACTGTTTAGACGTCTCACCGATATCAATAGCAAACGTATCACTAGGTGACCCAGTGCTCTTCGTCTTAGGGTTGGTATCTAGTGCTTCTACATACATCAACCCGTTCTTACCAGTGAATGCAATATCTGGTAACTGAAGAACAGCAACAGCTTTCATCACAGCCTGAATGTTAGCAGCTGTTAAGATCTGCTCTACGGAATCAGCTGGAATCTCAATCTCCTTATCAGGGGGAGCTTTGATATGATCTGGATTTGCGTAAAGATAACTTAATGCCTGCTTACCACTCTTAATTATAATACAGTTAGAATCAAATTCTAATTCCGGATCTTCAAACAACGACATCACCCCAAGAAACCGTGATAGGTCAAAGATGGCAAATTGCTGAGGAATAGTCTCAGCAATTGTTGCTTTAGCCATCACCGTTCTCATGGGTGACATTGTTGTTAAAACATTGCCGGGAGAAAACAACAACGTAGGATTAATCTGGTTGAAGTTTTTAAGGATCTGTACAGTCCTTGCACTGAATTTCATAATGTAGTTCCCTTGTTGAGGATTACTTCTTTTTAATCTTGTGCTTCAATTTTTCAGTGTCAGCTGTAGCAGATGCTCCAATAGACGCCAGGTCAGCCAATGACCCACCAAACACATAACTACCAACGTGTTGCAGTTGCATCCAAGGACATAGGAACACTTTACCACCCATCTTCTGAACATTGTAGCAGAACATATAGTCTTCTGACAGATAACGCTTAGATTCTGGATCAATGATGCAATCAAATACAGCCATGATCTCTCGTGTACCGTCAAAGTGTTCTGTACGCACATGGTCTGGCTTGTACCACTGATGCGGGAATGCTTTGTGATAGTCCTCAATTGTCTTGCGACGAATCATCATAAAGCCAGTACCAAGCTCAAGAACTTCTACTGGTTGGTTGAGAGGG